TCAGTAGGGAAGTTTACATCCCTACTGATTGTCCAAGTAGTATTTCTTGCAAGTACATCAATATTACCTGACGCTAATGTTGGAAATCTTTGACTAGCATTTAATCCTACAAATTCTACTTTACTTGAATCTCCAAATATAGCAGCGGCAACTGCTTTACAGAAATCTACATCTAAACCACTCCAGTTTCCGTTCTCATCTTGAGCAGAAAATCCTGGTAGACCTGCATTAACTCCACAAATAACATAACCTCTTTCTTGTACGGTTTTTAAGAGACCGACTTCTTGTTCTATTTTAACACTCTTTGTTGTATTACAACCAACTAAAAATAGAGCAACTAATAAACTCATTAATATTTTTTTCATATCATCTATCCTATATATCATCTATCCTATTGCGTTAATACTTTAATCTTTTTTTCTTTTTTCTTTTCTGTTAAAGACTTCGCTGTACCACCTAGTTTTAAACTACCAGATTGGTCTGGCATTTTGTTTTTAATACTGATAATATTACCTTCTGCGTCAATTTCTGCCATAGATGGACCACAAATAACTCTACGACCATCTTTCATTTTTTCTATTTTTCTTTTGTCTTTAAGGCAATTCATCAATCCATCATACTTAACAAATTCGCTTGAAGTATCGGTAACAATAAACATTGTAATAATGGTAACTAGTGTAGCGGCATCCATATCTTACTCTCCTGTTGTATGTCCGTTTTGTGAGGCTCTTATTTTGTCCTTTAATTTTTCTATATCCTGTAAAACCTTCTCCATATCAGTCTGCAACCTTTCAATGTTCACTTTATTGTTCATCATATTTTGTAAATCTTTTTGGATTTTTTCCACCTGACCTGACAAAAATTCTATAAGCATAAATTGCTCGGAATCCGCTGGCAAAGAACCCATATCGCCTCTCGGCCATTTGATCCTAAATTCGTTGTTCTTTTCTATATCAGTTATTAAAGCTTCTTCTGCCTGTGTTAAATCTTTTTCTAATAAGGTTGTATTAGTTTCCAATTTATTCAATCGCTCAATCACACCAAAATATGCCCACACGCCAATAGCAACAGCACCAATTATAGCAATTAGGTTTTTCATTGGCATACTTACTGCCGTTTGGTCTGATATATCTAATCTATTTTTACTCATATCCACTTTCTTTTTCACACTCTAACAAAAATTTAAATTCACTCACATTAGCGTCTGATTTTACTTTTATATTTCCTTCTCCCTCAATTTTTTCTTCTTCAGGTTTAAGACCGTAATTGTCAATTCCTGTAATTTCTAATTTTTCACCTTTACCATCAAATTCTAAAGTTAAATTACCTCCACCTTTAACTTCATACTTAACATCCGAAATACTAACCTTTGCTTCACTAGTGGCATTTTTAAGATCCGCTGGGTAAACTATATTTTCTTCTTCATTGTGAGCGCCAGTAACCTTAACAATAACTTTCTTTGTATCATCTACTAATTGAGTTATTACTACTGTCATTACTGTCCATCATAATAAGTTTTAGATAGTTCTCCACGCTCAACTGTAGTACCTTTTTTTCTAGTTCTAGCATAAACTTTTACTGTACCCCCACCTGGTTTAGTATAAGTTCTTATTCCACCAGAAAAAACAGAATTTGCTCCAGCGCCTGAATCTGAATATGTATTAGCTGCTGTAGCAGTATTTTCATATTGCCAAACACTACTTGAACCTGGTACATCTACCCATGCCATATTATTCTCCTAATTCCTTATCTATGTAATTATAAATTACATCCGTATTAACATTATGTTGTACACACACCTTGTCTATTGTTGTTTCAACTTCTTTAACAACATCTTTGTTATGATAATCTACTTGACTATAAAAATCATTAACCGCCTTTTTATGTAAAGGTGGTAATTCATTAAAGACCGGTGTATCTACTTCACTCGGTTTATTAAAATCAGATACCTTCATTTCCAGCCGGGGCCTCTGGTACTGCTGGCGCTTCTGGCGCTACAGTTGCTGGTGTAGTTTCAGGAACAGGTGCTGTTGGTTCAGGAGCAGTATTCGGTTCAAATTTAATTTCGTTTCCATCTGTATCTAAAATTGTATCCGTTCTTGGTGCTGGTTCCGTTACCACAGGTTTCGGGTCACTATGATCTTGTTCCAAATTTTTATCAAATATTTTTGCAGCCATATCAACTCTTTTTTGGTCTAATGCACTTGCTACTTTATCTCTTAAAGCATCCTTAAATGCTTCACCAGCTTCTGCGTTTTGACCTTTCTGCAAAGTATTAATAAACTTACTAACTTTTTCTGTCATTGTCTTTTCCTTCCATCATGCCAGGATCTTTTTGATATTGTGCCATTGGATCAGCAATGATACCATCATCAATTTCTTGTTTAATCTGGCGGTCTATTTTATCTATATCTCTTTCGTTTTGTTTTAAGATATTCTTACGAACATAATCAACTGAAAAATATTTACCTACATAATCTCTACATTGTTCGGCTAGTCTTAATCTTTCCATTAATAATTCTGAATCTTTTAATTCAGCAAAGTGTCCATCTTGTAAGAAATCATATTGCATACAATCTCTTACTGTAAACCAATCTTCATCCGTTATAACGGCTTTTAAAACTAATTGTGTTCTTAATATATCACTAAAAATTTCTGTAAATTTCTTTCTTAATCTTTGTACAAATTTTGTAAATTTAAGTTCATCTCTAGTAATCTCAGCTGCTCTGCCAAGATTGAAACCAGTTGACGCTTCTAATCTACTAGCAGGAACATTTAAACTTCTATAAAGTTTTGTTCTAAAGTATTCAATATCTTGAATTTCTCCTAGATGTTGTCCACCTTGTAAAGTAGTAATATCTGTTCCTCTTCCTCCATCTCTACTTGGTAACCAAAAGTCTTCAAGCATGGACATATAATTTCTATCGTCCCTAATTTCTCCTGTACTTGCGTCATAAACAAGTTTGTTTCTATATCTTGCCATCACATCACGGAGATACGATTCTGCTTTTACTTTAGGTAAATTTCCTACATCAATCTTAAATATTCTTCTTTCTGGTGCTCTTGCTATTCTGTATATAACAGCAGCGTCCTCAATCATTCTTAATTGATTAACAGGTTTAATTGCTTTATGTAAATAAGATAAGACCATATTTTTATTTTGGTCTATTAATCCACTTGGGCAAAATGCTATTGAGTCAACAGCAATTTTAATTCCACCAGATGTTGTATTGATAACACCCTTTTCATTGAATATAAAATATTCTTCCCATTCATCAACTACTGATAAACCATATGGTGTAGGACCATCTGGTCGTCTTTTTCTTATCTCACGAACCTTTTTAATTTTTCGTGGGTCTATGTATCTTAATTCTGTAATACCTTTTACTGGAGATTCTCTATCAATTACTTTATGATAATATAATCTTCCATCAACATACCATCGTCTAAAGATATCATGACCTCTAGTATTAAAATTCATCAATCTTAATACCTCTTGAAATTCGTCCTCAATTTTTCGTCTGACATCCTTACCGAATGGTAAGTTTTCTAGGTTTAATCTTACTGCGTCTTTTAATTCATTAGCGACAATACCCTCATTGACAATATCCTCTATTGCCATGTCGCACTCGGGGTGTAATGCTATTTCTCTATACCTTCGGATTAAGTCCTGCTCTGTTTTGGCAGTACCTTCCATGTCAAGGTATTGTCCAAAATAACCACCAGCGGCGATGGTTTGTGTACCATCATCCGCTTGTGGAACTGTAAAGCTTTGCTTTGGATCCGGTTTCTTATTAACTCTGGTAATAGAAAAACCAAATAATTCAGCCATAATTTATTCTCCTTAAAACTACACTACTATTTATAAGTAGTTTTTAAGTAGTTGTATTCGATTCAAAATATTGATACTCCAAATCAACTTCAAAAGTTTCAACTCCTTCTTCTACTCCAAATTTTAAAGGAATACCAGCTATTATTGTAGGAAAAGCACCTCTTAAAGTGTATGATTTGATAGTTGTACCATTTCTGTCTAACTGGTCAACAAATGCGTCAACTTGATAGTCTGCAGGATTTGTTAATCCTTCACCATCTGACATATTGTTGATACCATTTGACCATCTTTCAAATGCGTTTCTTAATTTGAAATTAGTATCATTTAGTACAGTCACCTTCCAAGGAGCTGGAAAAGTTCTATCTCCAGCAACTTTAATCTGTCTTCCTCTAAATGGTATGTCTATTTTTCCAACATCCATGCTAGGCAACGAAGCGCCTGTACATAAGAATGCCATATCTTCTATTTCTCCGCCAACTTGAGCGTAACCAGGAAAAGGCATTACTACCTTAAACTGATTGGGACGAGCCCCACCGCCGGAAAGTTTAGCTTTGAAGTCATTTATGTTTGCCATTTTATTTCTCCTTTTCTATCCTTATCCTGCGACCTCGTCAAAACTGACGCCGGTTCTTGTTGCAATGAATTGTAAAGTAATGAAGTTAATGCTTCTAGCAGGTTTAACAAAAATCTCTGCTATAAATTCATTTCTATCAATTACTTCGCCTGTGTTGTTAGTTTCATCACACACTACCATGAAGTCTGTGATACCTCTTCTGCCTTGTACTTCTCTTAAAAAAGGTTCTACAATGTTTCTGAAATTCGCTCTTGTAAATTCATCATTGAACTCAAACAATTGGAATTTAGAAGCAGTTGCTATTGCCTTTTCTAATACTATGAACAATCTTCGTACATTGATTCTATCAAATGCACTTGGAGCAGAAAGTCCAGTTTTATCTCCGTAAAGAATTGTACCTTGTCCTGGGAAAGTTGCCACAGGATTTACTCTTGCTCTGTACAATTCATCTCTTTGAGATTGTGTTGGATTAAATGCTAATTTAACAGCGCCTCTAATAACTCCTCTACTGAAACCCGCTGGTGACCACCATGAGTCTGCAACTAGGTCAGTTCTTGCTGATAAACCTGCAACATCAGCGTTTAGTGGAACATGTCGGTAAATATCTGCATATCTATCGTACATATATTTGTACCCACTATCAAACACCACATAAGAAGATGATTGAATACTGTTAAAGAATCCAACCACATTATCTTTTTGTGTATTTGAATCAGAAATACCAACTACATCACTTCTTTCAGGAGAAGCAAATATTACTGCGTCTTTCCTGTTTTCTGCAATTGTAATTAGATTTCCTATGTGTGTTGCGTCACCTTTACCTGCTATTATAAGACCAACATCAACTGTTTCAGCGTCAGCATATTTTTCATATCCTGATTTCTTTTGACCTGTTGTAGCTGCTGTACCGTCAGCACCATTTGAAAGTGATACAACTGAATTAGTTGATACCGCTGTAAATGTTGTGTCGCTAGCTGCATTACCCCAGTTAGAACCTGAAGCGTTGTGATCCATCCAATAGACATTAGATGATTTTGTATATAACACATCTGGATAATAATTAGAATCCCCTTGAGGACCTTTTGCGTCAGAAGCTTTTGAAACATGTCCATAAGATTCTAACACATCACCTTTTACACCTGTTATTCCACCATCTTCGTCAACAACTACAATATGCAATTCATCATTGCTACCGCCTCTTGTTTGAGCGAAAGGTGAAGTTCCTGGTGCTTTGTTAAATAAGTCATAGTATCTCCATCTTCGTCTTACATTAGCAGCATTTGTAATAACTGCATGTAATCCAGAAGAATCAGAAGTACCGTAATATTGTGGTTCTTCTTTTCTAACAATATTTAAATCGTTAGTTGATACACTAATAACTCTATATTCATACTGGTCTCCAAAATTAACTATATCGCCTGCACTAATTCCTGTTCCGGAAGTAACCGTAACCACAGTATCTCCGACACTTGTTGAAGAGTCATTGACTGTAGTTTTTGCAGTTTCTTCATAAGCAGCAGCTGATGGACAAGATTCAATTTTTAAATTGTTTCCCCATACTCCAGCAGTTCTACTAGCCCACATTCCAACCGAACCTTCGCCAGCGGCATAATTATCTGAATAATCAGCATCATTTTTTATTACAAATGCACTACCTGTTTCGGTAGCATTTGATACAGATGTATTCTGTACTCGGACAATTCTTAAAGAATGAGAGTATTGTAAAAAGTTAGCAGCACTAAACCAATCTTCATAATTGTTAGTGTCTGGTTTTCCAAATTTACTTACTAGTTCCTGCTCACTTGAAATTGATATAACTTCATCCAAAGGTCCTTTTCTGAACTCGCCAGCAAAGGCTCCTATAGATGTAGATACTGCAGGAATTATTCTTGTTAAGTCTTTTTCCTGTACGAGAACACCTGGTGATACTTGAAATGCCATTAGGTTTTCTCCTTTAGTTAACTAATTTTAATATTTTTATACATTCAAAACTCGTAAGTTTTCTTACGCCCATATTCAAAATTCAACCTTACAGATATTTATAAGCCTACAATCCCTTACGAACCACGGGGTGCCATACTGTACCATATTCATCAACAGTTTCTTTCTCTTCCTCTGGAGTTCCATCATCCACAAACCCAAAAGGGGCCATATCTTGCTCAATTTGATGTTGTTGTTCATCATATAATACTTTTCTAGCATTTGTATCTGTCATTTCTTTAAAGAAAGGTTGATTAGATAACCAACCAAATACAACCAAACACATCATTAAATCGTCTGTACAACCTTCTTCAGCTTGCCAACTTTGACCTTTTCTGATAAAAGTTGACATTTCCTCTATGATATTAAAATCGTATATCAATATTTTATCACTCTCAATAAGAGTTTTGATATTTGAACATCCAATTTTTTTAATTTGTTTGGTCATTTTAACACCAAAACCAGAACCTCTACCACTAAATCCAGCACCTAAAATTTGTCCTGCTCTACCTCTTTGAGTAGTCATTAATAGATTATCATATTCTAATTCAAATTGTAATGATTCAGCAATTTGTTGACCAAGGTCATTTACTTCTACCAATACATTAGCTTTGTTATAAGCAGTTGCTACTTGACTAATTGTATGTGGAAATAATAAAGGTTTAATTTCATTACTTCTAAATTTTGCAACTACTTTAAAGGGCATAGAAGATACATCTATAATTAAAAAAGCAGAATAATCTTTTAATACCCCTCTCGCAACATCAACTGTACAAACATAAGTATGACCCTTTATAGGATCCTCATAAACATCTAAACCTGCGTTTGATTTTTTAGGCGTAAGAAATGCTATGTTTTTTATTTTTGCTGGTGATATTAAAGTATTAACACTACCTAAAAACTCACACTCAAATTCCTGTGCAAATTGTTCGGGTGATGTATTTCTTATAGTATCTTCTTTCCACTTTTCATCTCTACCTGGAACTTCTGACCAATGTACCTCAATTGGTACATAATCATTTCTTCCATTTTCTGCGTCCACCCATAATTTATAAAATTGATTCATACCATAAGGTGTAGAAACAATTATTAATTTTGTTTTAGTACCAGATGAAATTGTAGGATAAACTGAACTAAAAAACATTTGAGCAATGTTCGGTGGTACGAAAGCAAACTCATCAAGGAATATTATATTATATGAACCACCTCGGATTGCACTTGAAGATGTTGCAGCCGCCACAATAACTGATTTGTTTTCTAACTCTATATTACCTTTGTTCCAATTGATTACACCTTGTTGTAACCATTTTGGTAAATTTTCATAAGCAAGTTGAACTCTTCCTAATATATCTCTAGCAGTTGAGGATTTGTTTGCAAGTATGGCAATGTTTGAATTTGGATTAAACAATGCATAGTGTAATAGATATGATACTACTGTTGTTGATTTACCTGATTGTCTAGGTAGTTTGCATATTGTAAATCTGTTATCGTGTACCGTTCTTACAATATGTTTTTGGAAGTCATACAACTTAAAAGGTATAAGACCTATATCAAGAGAAACTATTTGAATATAATTCTCCATAAAATATAAAGGATCTTCTTCACACTTTTTAAATTCTATTATTTGTTCTTTAGTAAACTCAACAGGTATATTTACTTTTTTAAGATTCGGATTACCTAAATATGCTTCTGATTTATCCATTAATAACAATTCCTTCTATGTGTGTATAACCTAATTGTTTAGCCGCCTGTACTCTTTGACTGCCTCTCCATACACTATATTCTTTTTCTTTATAAGGCACTCTATTTGCTCCAAATCTAGGTGTTGAAGATACTTGATGTTTCAATACTTCTATAGGATTTAGTAGTTCCTCGCCCTCCAATAACGCAGGAAGTGGTGTCATACTGGTTATGTAGGTAAGATTACTTATTTTTAAAGTTATCTTCTGTGGACTGTTTTCTTTTGCTTTCAAAATCTTCATTCTCTTTTGCCTTTTCCATAGATGTTTCTGGTGATGTTTTTCTTAACATCTTCTGTAATTCATTTGTAGAACCAACAAACAAAGCATTCTTTATTTGAGGAGTTGCTGATTTGGGTAACTCTTTTAAATCTTTTAATTTCTTTTGTAAGTCTTGTAATTTATCAACTGTTTGACCTACTGATTGAATTAATTGTCCTGCAACTTCGTATGCTCTAGGGTGTTGACCTTCTTTTGCAATATCAAGTATGCCTTGAATTGCCTCTTGACCCTTTTCAATTAAGTTATAATAATTATCTCTACTATAATCATAATCAGTATTAATATCTTTTTCAACTTTTATTTCTACTTCACCTTCTTTTCTTTTAACAGGTGGTTCAAATTTTTGTTCTTCAATTTTAGATTCTACACCTAAAATTTCATTAACCGTATTTTCTAATTTGCTCATATTTAAGTATCACTATCAGTTCCTGGGTTATATCTTTTACTATCAGCGTAAAAAGTTATTGATGTTGTAAATCCAAAATCATCATCAGCGTCTGCTGTTGTTGGGTTTGGAACAATTATTATTCTTTCATCTCTTGCTAAAGGTGCGTCTGTATCAGCACCAATATCTGATTGAACTTCTTTAATTGCCTTAGCATTAGACATTGGTCCATATAGATATGTTTTAGCAACAAAGTTTAAGGTATATATTACTGCTCTTCGTTTAGTAAATGAACCATCATAAGTATCTTCATAATTAATATTTTTTAATATGATAGGAACATCTCTTTTAATATCTAAATCTGGTATCATATTAACCGTAACCGTATAATCAGGTTGAAAATAAGGTAATATTTGTTCAACAATTTGTAAACCATTTTCTGCTGTTGCTGTAAAAGAATATAAACTATAGGTTACATTATAAGGAACTGGTGCATAATTATAATGTTGTACCTTACCTTCTTCACCTTCCTTAACCTTAATCATCTTTTGTAATTTATTAATTTTTCTACTACCATCATATTCTAATCCAGTTAATTCAAATCCTAATCTAGGTAAAGTAATAGCAAATTCCCTATCTTGTTGTAAATTTGCTTGTTGGTCTAATCTAGCTATAAACTTTTTTTTCGGTGCATATGCTAAAGGTATTCGCATTCGTTTATCAACAGCACCTGAACCTGTTTTAGTTTGTACCATTATATTATTAAATAATTGTCCAAATCCAATAGTAAGTTTTCTTAAACCTTGATTATAAAAGTGTGTTCCAAACATTATTCGTCAATTTCTCCGAATGGATTTCTTTCTGTAAAGTCAAGTATATCATCTGCTGTTGATACAGTATCATAACCTGCTTCTTTATTTAAATCTAAATTATCTGCATAAGGAGATTGTGTCTGTATATTAGACTCACCATAGTCCTCATTCATTAACATTGCTTGTTGACCTGTTGAAAATTTATGATAATCTTCTAATTGAATTGAACCAGCACCTGTTAATGCTTCTTGTCCATATTCTAAAGAAACTTTATAATTTAATTGGTCTAAAGTATATTTGTCACCTGCTTGGTCAAGCATTTCTTGACCTGTTTGTAATTTCTCACTTGCATATTCCCAACGAGATACTCTTAATTTATAAACCGGTAAATTTCCTAATTGATAGAAAGGTTCCTGATCCTCAACAAAAAGAATTTCAAAAAATCCTTTCATCAAAGGTACATATATAATATCACCTTCGTTTGGTCTGCCTGAAGCCGTAAGTGTTGCCTTCATGGCAACATGTTCCTCAAATCTTCTTTTTGATACTACTAGAGTTGTATCGTCCCTAATTTCTAAACCAAATTTATTAATGATTTCATTTTCACCTGCAAATCCTGTATTATTTTCAAAATACATTTCAAGTAAATATGAATCATCAAATTTGCTTGATGTATCTTCACCTAAAACCAAATCTTTATTAACGAGTGTACGAGGAAGATAATAGACATCCTGTCCAAATAACTTTAGACTTTCTATTATTATATCTTCGTGTAGTCGTTTTTCGGCGGCGTTGCCAATGCCCCGGCCTGACTGAAAATAATGGTTAATCGCCATTGCGTTCCTATCCTATAAAGAAATCTGGATTTTCTTCGTATTGTGACCTAATTCTTGTTTCTAAATTTTCTATATCTGATATCGCTTCCGAATATATTTGTTTACCATTTAAGGTTACTCCACCAATCATTGCTACACCATCAAATTTTGAAAGATTACTTCCCCACTGCTTTTTAAATAATGCAACAACATATTTCTTTAAATAAATGTCATTGTAAATATCGGTGTATTGTGTAGGATCCAATTTACGGTAGCATTCTATAACCAAATATTCATCTACTGTTAAATCATTTTTCCAATCCATATCAATGTATAATCTATTTGATAATTGATTAAATCTTAATGGTTTTTCACCAACTAATATATGGTCTAAAAAGTCCAAATGTCTTATTACAACATCATAGTTGATTATAGAAGTAGATGAAAAGTCATACAAATCATTTAATCTTAATTGATATCTTACATCAAATAAATTCATATTTGACTTATTAGAAAATGGAAAGATATTAACTACAGATACAATACTTTCAGGCATAATAAGATAATTATTACCTTCTGTCCATGATGTAGAAGTTGAATCTTTAGTTGCTGTTTCACTATAATTTCCAGTTATTCTAGCCTTATCAGCAGCTGTATATTTGTATTTTAAATAAGCTCTTCTAATACCCTCATAGTGGTATTGAGCAAAATATTGCAACGCTTCATCAAGTCTATCTTCTAATTGGTCGTCATCTACATTTATTTCAATGACTGGTTTACCAATTGCTCTCAATGCGTATTGCTTTAATGTTTCTCTTGTTGATGGCTCTGCCATAGTTTATACCCTTTTGTGGTATATTTATAAGATTTATTTTATCTTCGGAAATAGATTATCTTTACAGAATAAATCTATATCATCTTCAGGCAATCCAAGAGATGTCATTACTCTAGGTGTGTGGGGATTTTGTTGTTGGTGTTCGCAATAGTAATTTTGTGCTTCAATAACATCTTTTTCTCTTGCTTCACCTTCGTGTACTCTTATCTTATCAATATAATCTGCTAAATTAGATACAGCTAAAGTACACAATTGATTTAATTCTTCTTCTTCGGTTATATTAGCAGCTGCAATCATACCTTCAGAAAAGATAGCCTTAGCCCAATCTGGTAATTCTCTTACCCTTTTAGGCTTAAACCATTTAGTTTCTTCTATGAAATATTGTGTTAAGGGATGGTCTTTTAATAATAGTGGACTATAATCGTGAAATGCACCTGTTACCTTATTCTTACCTGCAATAACATCAAATCCATAAATGGGTCCACCATTTGTTAATTCTGGAAATATACAAACATGGCACATCCAAAGACCTTTAGTATCTCTGGCATCCACAACATCTACATGGGCTCTTCGTATATACTTATTTTTCCAAGTTCTATTAACCCAAGTATCATTATTAAATCTGTCCATACCTGGTTCATTATATTCAAACAGTTCTCTATTTAATAAAGCAACAGTTTCCTCTTGCCATTTTATAAGTCTTTCCCATATCACTTTACTTCATCCAATCTGGAATTTCTGGTGGTGCTAAATCTGGATCTGGTCCTGGGTGTTCATAAGTATCTGGATCGTACATACCACTTACATCAACTTTATCTGGATGTACCTGTGGATAATCTGTTTTTTCTAAAGCAGACATTTCTTCAAATAAATCAGTAGCAAAATCATAACACTTTTCTGCTTCTGCAAGAACATTTATTTTGTAAACATTTAAATAACTATTAACAGTTTCTTTTACTATTCGGCTATACTCTTTAATTTCACCGTGTTTAAATGTATAATATCTATTAGAACCTGGTGTATGTTTTTTTATCATTTGACCACCAGCCATATCAGCTAAATATCTTACATAAATGTGTGCATATAATTTTTCTGCGTCTTCTTTAATTGATTCAATGTGTTCTATATATTTTATTGTACTTGGAGATTTAGTTGGCAGTTTCCATTTAGGTGGATTACCTAGTCTAATCCATATTTTTGTATAATCATAATATATAGCTTCTGCTCTTGGTAGATTAGGTGTTTGTTTGAATAAAGAATTTTCTATTCCATATTTTTCTAATACAGAATAACATTGTAATTGATTGTAAAGGTAAGTTGCAAATAGTTTTGGATTGATTTTACCAGACATAAGAGTTACAGCAAATGGGCGCCTCTCAGCATTCTTATGTTTTTCTAAAGTCAATTCTTTTATATCGTACATAATTTCTCCATATTATATATATGCCTTTTTTACAAAAGGAATACGACAAAGCGGAATTAAATTGATTAATTAATTGTAGGTAACACCAGCAGCTTCTGCTGCTGCTTTTCGTTCTGCCATGTCAGCTTGTTCTTTATCTGCTTCTGCTTTCGCAAGTGTAATAGAGTCTGCTTCTTTTTTTATTTGAGCATCTGCTTCTGAATCACCTTCGTAAGCAATAACTAATTTTTCAGCAACAGTATCATAAGACAATCTCCAAGTTTCAACATCATCAGGAACATCAGCAATTTTTATTGCTCTCCCTTGTACTACTTGTTCGTCACCTGCATCCGAATTAGGTGTTAAAGGTGATCCGTCAAATAAATTAAAGTAGTAATTTCTAGTTCCCATTATTTTCCTCCGTATCTACTGTCGGTGTTTCCGTAATTACCCCACCAATCTACTCCACAAAGTAATGGATAGCATGTTGAATAGTATCCACCGTGTATGTGTGTATAACAATGAGATATTCCTACATTTCCTGTCTTGTTTGTGACAGCAGCTGATCCGACATGATTATTATTATCAGGTATAACTCCGTTTCCAGAAGTTGTACCCATATAAACCATAGTTGTTGTAGTATGGTCTGAATCTGTTGGATCAAATGACCAAGCGTATGTTTGGTAATTTTCACCATCTGTATTATCACTATCTCCACCATGGAAACCTGTTCGTCCCCAAGGCACCCAAGGATTTGATCTACTTGATTTAGTTTGGTTAATACTTATGAATTTTCTAGGATTTTCTAAACTCATACAGAATCCGTTAATACCAACTCCGTAGTAGTAGTAAGGAGAATAAATCATTCCCCAAGTTCCATCCCAAGTTTGATTAAATTTAGTGTAGTATTGGTTACCTTGTGTAGCACCGTAAGATGTAGTTGTTGAACCTGCAAAGTCTTGCCAGTCTAGGTATCGTCTGCTTGGTCCAGTTATATCAATTCCTGTACCCTTAACTGAACAGTCAAAAGCACAATATCTTTTACTATTACTTTGTTTTAATCCAAAACCAACCCAATCATTATTACCAACAACAACGCACCAATCTTTATTATTTTGGTTAGTCCAAGTGTCAGTAAAGTATTCAGTAGATGTTAAAGCGTCAAAGTATTCTTTAATTTTATCAACAGCATTTAAGTCTTTAGAAGATTTAAAGATGTGAATAGATTTAGAAGTGTTTGAACCTTCGTCACCAGAGTGAATCATCACTAGGGTTTTTGTTTTTTCATTGTATCCAGTACCAGTTGAGTAAGTAAGAGGTGATGGATCAATAAGGTGTGAAGTATAGTCATAGTGGTCAACACAACCTAAATTTGTGTTTCCTCTCATTTCTCTTAATGAGTGTCGTCTATTACAAAACATTCTTCGTGGTCTAATACCTTCAGGTAAAACCATATTAACTTTTGTCCAACCAACTTGATATTCAAAACTTGAAGTCATTTGGTGGTAAGATTGCCAAGAAATAAATCCATCTCTTGAAGATGTGTAATAAAAGCAGTGTGGATATTGGTCAATCTGATAAAGTGATTTGTTCCAATGAGTCCAAGATGAATAACCTTGTGAAGTTAAATCGTCATGGAAGTTTTGACCGTGGTCATTATGCGAGTATGCGTGAGTAGCATCCGATAATATACCAAAACGGTAATTAGTTGTTGAGTTACATACTGCACCCCAAGGTGATCCTACATTTCTAAAATCAGAATCAAAGATTCTGTAGTTAGCAGCATGATTTTGGCTAGAATCTGATCCCCATAGACCGAATAACGGTAGACCTTCTTTTCTGTGATCAGTAGATCCGCCTCCGCCTAATAGTGTTGCATAATTTGCCATTGTTATCCTCTCTTAAATTCTTTTCTAATAGTATTTATACTATTTATACTGTTTATTACCTTCATTTTTAAAATTAAGTTAAAACCCAACCAATATATGAACTAGTCACATCTGGTGTAGTTTTAAATGTTAATCTGAAGTTTGCATAGTTTGAATCTACTACCAAATCTTCAGCGACTCCTGCAATATTATTGCCGTTTCTTGCAATTGTTAGGTTTTTATCTTTAAATTTACCCATTGCGTCTGAAATTATTACATATTCATTATCTACTGGTGAAGCAGGTAATGTCATTGTGAAAGCACCGCCGTCTGTGTTGCATATGTATGCATTACCAACAGCAGCATTAAAATTAGCTGTTTTTGTTTGCCAAGGTATAAAAGTAGGAGCACCCCAAGTTGCGTCAGCACCTGGACCTTGCGTCACTAAAACTTGTTGATTTGTTCCTGCAGGTAATCTTTCAACTTGTGTAGTACCTCGGAAAAGCATATCTCCGTGTGTAGTTAATTGGGTTACATCACCACCCCTAGCAGCTAATTTTGACCAGTAAGTTGAATTTGAAGTAGCGTTTCCAGTAGAAGCTAAAATACATATAAATGTTTCATTATCATAGGTAACAATATCATCTACAACATAAGCTGTAGCACCGTTATATGCCCCTTGAAATACTGGTTTAATTCTGCCTAAATTTATTGTTGCCATAATTCTCTTTAATCCTTATTATATTTATAATAGTTTTCTACTCAATTTTAAATTAATTTATAACTATTTATCCTAAATCAACTGTTAAGTTTCCGTTAACGACTGACCAGTCCAAGCCCGCTCTAAATAAAAGACTTTCTTCAAATATATCTTCTTGATTCTTTGTTTTATATCTAGTATCTATGTTATCTACAGCATTAGTGTATGTAATTTGTAAATTTCCTTTCCATTCTGGTGTAGCAATCTCTCCACCTGAAATTGTATGACCGCCATTGTAATAATGTAATTTATCAACAGCACTTCCTATATTTGGACTTGGTGTTTTACTTGGAACTACAACTGTTATTTTTGCATTAGCAGAACCAGCAGTTCCACTTGCTGTCACACCAGAAGTATATTCTGTTCCACCAGCGTGTGTTCCGTCAGAAGTTGTTGAAAATTTTAATGTATGTCCAGTCATACTAGAATCTGCTACATTAAAAATATATGTATTTCCTTCAAGAAATGTAATATTATCTTGTACTATTCCATCCATAGTAAACTTACCAGCGTCGCCAATAAGATACATTTTTGATCCAGTAGTATTAAATTCTAATCCTCTTGGATTTAATACCGGCGCACCTGGTGTACTAGAAAGACTGTATGTATCAGTAAGTGCTTGTGTAGTTGAAATATCAAAACCTGTTACTAATGGATATTCCATAACATCTTTTCCAACACTACCACAAATATAAATTTTAGTTCCAAGAGTATTGAAACCAAATCCTATTGGTGAAGTATCTTCACTTGTAAAAGCAAAAGCATCTATAAATGTTGCTGTAGAAACATCAAAACCTGTTGTTAATTCATATTCTCCAACATCATTTCCATCATCACCTAAAAGAAACATTAATGTTCCATCAGCATTAAATCTTAATGACCTTGGACTTGTATCTTGTCCACTAACTGAAAAAGAATCTGTAAAAGTTGCTGTTTCAACTTGCCAAGCAGTTCCTAATGCATATTCGTGAATAGCATTAACAGCATTACCAACAACAAACATTTTTGTTCCAGCAGAATTAAAAGCTAATCCTGTTGGGTCTGATTCTTGATCAGATGTAAAATAGTGTGTTCTCCAACTTGCTGTAGAAATATCAAAAGCTGAAGTCAAATTATATTCATCAATAACTTTATCTTTATTACCAACAACATACATTTTTAATCCACTATTACCAAATCTGATATCTAATGGATTTGTATCTTCTGAATTAATAGAAAAACTTTTTGAATAACTTGCTGTAGAAGTATCAAATGCTATACCTAAATTATATTCAAATATACTTTGGTTACCTGCAAGTATTGTAGTAATTTTGTTTAGTGTTTGAGTTGGTGGAACTCTATGGAATCCATAAAAATCATCCTTCTCCGCTGATGTTATCGTAAATTGTGATAAATTACTCATTGATTATTCTCTACTTTCTCTATATTTATTCATTATGCAACTTCTACTAATTTCCAACCGTTAGTATTACCAGTATAAAGTAAAGTAAATCCTGCATGGTTTACATCAGCAACCATATCTTCAGCAAGATTCATTATATCTTGTCCGTTTCTACCAACTGTTAAATTGTTTGTTTGGAAAGTTCCACCTAAATCTAAAAATGCAATTGAATCTCCTATTAATGGAGCAGCAGGTAATTTAATTGTTTGTGGAAATAAAGTTGTATCTATTAAAAATTTTTGTGCGCCTTCTGCAATAGGTATAGTTGAACCATCGGAAGTTATTTGTGTCCAAGGAGTTCCTCCTCCAAGACCAGTCCAACTTGAACCGTTATAACCTTCCCAAGCAACTATTGAAGTGTTAAATCTTATTGCACCTGAATATAAATCTCCAGAAATTGGTCTTTGAGCAGTTGTTCCTGTTGGTGGAACCCATGATTTAACACCTGCTTTATTTCTTGTCATATATCCTAATACAGCGTTTTCTGTTGGTACGGCAGTATTAGAATTTCCACCTAAAGTTTGGTCTGTACTAAATTCGTTTACAGCGGCACCTAATTCTGCACCGATAGAACCAAGTTTTAATTCACTTAATCCTGAAAGGTTAAAGGCGTCTGCATTAAGAGTAGCAGTACCAGTTGCCTGTTCAATTTTAAATAAATCTCCAACTCTAAAGTCACCTTGTTGGTCAGTTGATACCCAATAGATACGACCACCGTTTTCTTCGGTAATTTCGTCTGACTGGTCGGCAGGTTGTGTAGGTATTCCTGGATAATTTGTTGTAGTAAAATCTCCAGTACCAATGTTCAAGAAGTCGTGACCTGTTAAACGAATATTGGAAAATCTTTCTGTTATATTAGTTGATACTCCATCTACTTTCGCTCTACTCATACCAATATCTTCTGTTAATCTGATTACAGCAGTTCCGTTAATTGTATCTTCTTCTGATACCAAACCAACTCTAAAGTATTTTGTATCACCTGCAAATTTAACATTACTTGCTAATTTTATTACACTATTTATATAAAGACCATTAACTGGATATGTTTTATTTCCTTGAGTGCAATTGAAGATCAAACCTTCCATAGTAACAAAATCACCTGTTGTTAAACCGTGATTAGTGCTTGTGTTAACCGTTAACAATCCAGTTAAATTATTATAAGTTGTTCCAGCAGTTACACCAACCGTAGTAGTATTTGGTTTTATAACCGAACCACCACTAACATATGTGTGTGCAAATTGAGAAATACCTAAAGGTGTTGTAAAGCTATTAGCACCAGCTGTTGTAATTTCAAAAGTAGGTCTATCTGATTTAATTGCAAGTAAAGGACCTCTTTGTCCTTGTTGTGCTTGGGCACTATCTCCAAATGTAGGAGATAAATCAACTGTAAATACTGTTGAATCTTCTTTTGTAATTGTAATTGTTTCGTCTTGTATGAAATTTCCAACAATGTTTTCTATATGTAAATAACCTAATGAAACATTATATCTGAAAAGTTTAGCAGTTGCACCTGAAGTACCACCTGAAACTGTAGCAGTACCTTGACCTTGCGTTGCAATTGAACTCTCTATATCTGAAGCAGTAAATCCACTTTGGAATGTTGTTGCGTCATAAGCTAACATCATACCTCTAGTTTGAACTTCTACTGCTTGTTCATCTTCGTCTGTACCTGAAGCAACACAAGCTTTTTCTCCATAAGAGTGTGAGCAGTTTAAGGCACGAATAAATCCGCCTGATTCTGCATAAACAGCTTTTTCACAATAATAAATGAATACTGATACTGCTTCAACTCTTCCTTTTCCTAGGATGTGAATACCAATACCGTCTTCATTGATTTGAGTAAAGTCATTCGCCAACATTGATTTGTAAGAATTTGGTTCTGTATTTTTGTGAAGATTACCGTCAACTTGAACTCCACAAGCACCTGGGTTTATAGATGTACAGTTTTGTATATAAGGTGAAGTAAGTTTAATATTACCACTAGGGTCTAAAGACATAACCGCTTGTTGCATAGGACCACTTGGGTAAATTTTTTCACCTAAATCACAAGTGAATTTCATTTTTCCTAAAGTCACCCAATCGCCAACAGATAAACCGTGGACTGAACTTGTATCAACTGTTAAAGGACCTGTTGCAAATGCATAACTAGCATTCGCTAATCCTAGTGTAGTTGATTCTGATCCTGCTTTTATAACATGACCTCCACTAACATATGTGTGAGCATATGCTGAGGCACCTAAATTTACTGTAAATGAAGTTGTTGATCCTACTGCTTCTACTTTATATAATCCTCCAGATTTTTTCCGTGAATTAAGACCAGTAAAAGTCATATTTCTTATGTTATTAGCGTCATTACATAAGAAGAAGTTAGAAGCATTATTGTCTTCTAATTTTGCAACTGTTAATGTTATGTCACCACCTGCACCACCAATATCATCTTTTTTCAATGTAATTACATCACCAACTGAAAATCCTGAACCACCGTGATAAGTAATAACTTCTGTAGCAGTACCACCTGAAATTACTACACTCCATACTGAACCTTGTCCAACTTCTGGATAAGTTTTTTCACCATCAACACATGTATATTTCATACCTGATACTTTTACAATATCACTTACTGATAATCCGTGGTTACCGAATGTTGTAATTGTAATAACACCTGTACCATGAACATATGGAGCATTTGTTATTGTTTTTTCTGTGAAACCAGAATCTACAACTAAACCACCACTAACATATGTGTGTGCTCTAGTGTCTGTGCCTACATTAATTGTAAATGAAGTTGCGTCTGGTACTGTTTGAACTGAAAAAGGTTTTGCAACTCTTTCCGGGTGAATATATTTGTATTGTCCATTTATAGCACCAGAAACATTATTAGTCATTGTGACTGTTGCAATTTGAGAACCTGTACCAGTTGCTGGTTGTACTCTTGTATTTCTTAAAGATTCACCAACTATTGAAACACCTTTTCGTACTCTTATTGGTAATTGTTCTTTGAAAGTTCCGTTTTTAAGTCTGATTATATCTCCTGCAACACTCTTAACATCAAAAGTTAAAGGAGTAGAACTAGCAATTCGGTTATAAGTGAAATCGTCAACAGATTTACCTTCGCTTGTAGTATAGGTAACTTTTTGAGAAGTTCCACCACTTACATAAGTATGTGCAAGTCCTGATTTGTCAGTACCAAAAATATATGTATTGGCATCAACTACATTATAAACTTTAAATATTCCTGAACTAAAAGTATTATCAGGATATGTTTTACTTCCCATAGAACAAGACATTAATATATTTTCTACTTTAACTAAATCATTATTTACTAATCCGTGAGCAGTAGATGTTACTGTAAAAAGTCCTGTTACATTATCATATGTAGCGCCACTAATTGTTGTTGAACCTCCAACACTTGAAACTGTTGCTAATTTAACTGTACCACCACTAACATAAGTATGTGCAACATTACTTGGTGGTAAAAAGAAATTTAATTTAGTAGATGAACTAGATGATACTACAGGATAAACACCTGAATAAGGTGCTTGTGGATAAACTTTAGTACCAAATGTACAAGTTGTTTGAATTCCAAATAAGTTAACTGTATCACTTGCTGATAATCCATTCGTTGCTGTAGTAATTACAGCTTTACCTGTTGTTGTATTATAAACAAAATCTGTAATTGCTAATCTAGTACCATTAGCTTTAACAACTTCTCCACCACTTACATAAGTTTGTGCTGTATTACTTGTTCCTAAATCAACTTGGAAATCAGTTGTTGTTAAATTTGCTGCTTCTACTGTAAATGCTGTATTCGTTGAGTGTATTGGATATGTTTTATTTCCTGTAGGACAACTTACTAATAAATCTCTTACTTCAATTAAATCTCCAACACTTCTAGCGTGAGTAGTTGATGTAGTTATATCTCCACCTGTAAGACCTGTTAACCCTATATCACTACCATCAATTCTAATTTTGTCTCCAACATTATGGTCTGATCCACCGTTAATAATTTCTACTGTTGGTGGAGATGTGACGGTATTTACTCTATAAAGTGAAGGACTACCAACTTCTGGATAAGTTTTCGCACCTTTAGAACAAGTATAATTTAATCCTGATACTCTAATTTTATCTGATACTCCCAATCCGTGTGTTGGAGTTGTAATTGTAATAACACCTGTACCATGAACATAAACAGCATTTGATATTGTTAATGTACTATCATCTGCTTTTCTAACTGTACCACCATTAACATATGTGTGAGCAAGTGTTGAAGTGCCCATATTGATTGTGAATGAGGTAGAATCTGGAACTGTTGCAACTGTAAATTCTTTTGAAGCAAAACCTTGAACTTCATCATATACATCAGCAGTACCGCCAGTACCACCTGCTTGATTTTTAAATTCTCTAATTGAATTTGGTTTTGCATGTTTAGCTGCATATTGAAGTGTTAGATAAGGTAATGATTCTGTTCCTGGTCCACCATCTTCTCCTTTAGGAGAAACCCATAATACATTTTTACCTGAAATTCCACTCCATATAGCGTCATCACCATCGTTAGTTAATACGGCACCTGGAAGACCTAATGGTAATCTTGCAGTACCACCAGCGTCTTGGCGAATTAAATCACCTCTTGCCGTCATTACAGCACCGGTATCACCTTGAGCAATTGCTTGCCAAGTTAGTCCGTCTGTACCTGGTTCTACATTAAGAACTTGGTCTTTTAAGTTAACATAAGAAGAAGAAGTGTGTCTAACTACATCACCAACTTCATATGTTGTAAGTGAAGTATAAGCACCTCGGTAATTAAACCCACCAATAACTTGTTTCCAATAAGTTGAATTAACTGCACCAGAACCTTCTGCTGGTCTTTGATTTTGTGCGTCTAATATACAGACATAATGATTACCACCATACTGAACTGTATCTCCAGTTTTGTATAGTGTTCCATGTGAATAAACTCCAGTAGCCTTAAAACCTGTTGTTATTACATCCCAATATGCGTTGTCAGCAGGAGTTTGTCCTGTTGATTCGTTATCATTAATATATGCATAAGAATACCCACCGTAAGTAACCACATCACCTTTTTGGTAAAGTGTACTTGCATTATAACTATCTTCAAATTGTAGACCTTCTGAATAAACTGTAAAATTAGCTTCTGCAAAATCTGATAAAGCAGCACCTGATGTGTGAGCAGTAGTACATTTATATTGATATGCACCAAATTTAACAACATCATCTAATTTGTAATATGTGTTAACTTGGAAGTCGCCTTTAAATGCTAAACCTTCACTATAGATATCAAAGTTTCCTAAAACTATATTGATATCTCCACCAGCCGCTGATGTATGTTCAGTAGTACATCTATATGTTCTACCACCATACTTAACTAGGTCGTTTAATTTGTATTGTGTACTAGAAGCATAATCACCTTTAAAAATTATACCATCACTATATTGTTCAAATTTAGATTGGTCTAATACTAAACTTGATGATGTATGAGCAGTTGTTGTTCGGTATTGTTTACCACCATATGAAACTAGGTCGTTTAATTTATACCAAGTAGTATTAGCATATGCACCTTTAAAGTAAAATGATTCTTGGTGTAATTGCCAATATTCTGTAAATGTTCCAGGACTTGTATAAAATAAATTTTCATTAGCAGGTGATGTATGATTTTGAATACATACATAAGCATTACCACCATACTTAACAATGTCATCTATTACATAAGCTGAACTTGCAGCCCAATCACCTCTCCATTTAAATTTAATTCGTCCTAGTTTGAAATCTGCCATTTTTTACCTTTTAATCTTTTTCTCTTAATATTTATACAGCACTTTGGTATGTTGTTGTACCAACACTTGCCGTTATACTTTCAAAAGTATCAAAGTCATCACTTGATTCCGCTGACCTTATACTTGCTGCTTTTTGTCGTCTAACTAAATCTCCACTTATACTATTTATAAGGAAAGTTGTTGTGATATCATCTGAATATTTAATTTGTTGATATTTGTCACTATCATTATTAAAGTATCTTCTCTTAATTTGACCAACCACAATACTTGCACTAGCTGGAGGAATTAATACAAAACTTACTGTTGTGCCAGATAATGTATAATTTGAATATGCTACTTGTCTAACACCATCTAAAAATACAGCTATTCTAGTTGCGTTTAAAATTGGTGATGTTAATGTGAAATCTTTAGCAGAACCGTCACCTGTAAAGTATTGTACTTCAAACATTTCTAATCTTTCATCTAGGTAATCTGTTTCATCTCTTGCAACATCATCAGATTTACCATCTTCATAATAATTTGATACAACAATTTCTTGTTTATCAGCATTCGGGTCTATATCAGTTAGATATAACATACCTTCCGGCGTTCTTCTTATTCCATTAAATTTATTTAATTTCGGTCGTAAAAGAAAATTTGAAACTACAAAAGCCATTATGAAATCTCCAATATACTAGCGAAAACTGAAGCAGACGGTAATGAACTATCTACTAATGGGTCAACCCATACCTTCAATTTATCGTTATTTTCTAAATTAATCGGTTTGTCTAATACCATTGTATTATTAGGTACAACTTCTAAACCTTTCCCAACATAATAAAAAGTAGTTCCACCATCTGTTGTAACCTGAACATTAGCAAACAAAGATAAAGTAGAACTTAAATTTGAAATGTAAACAGCATGAATAACAGCTATGGTATTTGCTGGAACTGTATAATGTATAGCGCTAACACCATCGCTAATACCTAATATTGCACCTAGATTTTTAAAAGCACTTGCCATTTAAATAACTATCCTCCAAAAACAATTGAATATGCTAAAGCGTCACCATCTATTGCTAACAGTCCTGAAGCATTAGGTATCATAACTAAAGCATCCCTTTTCGGGTCTGTTGCTCTTAAAGTTGTTTCATATGCGTCAGCAGTAGTACCTTCAAATATTAAATCTGAACCATTTAATTTAATATCATTATCTGTTTCCGATTCATTATCGGTAACAGCTTGAAGTGTAACCGAACCTGCACCACCAACTTCTTTAATTACATTACCAGTTGTTTTAGTATAAAACTTTCCATCGGTAACATTAATACACAATTCTCCTGGTTCTAATGAACCAGTTGATGGTACCGAACTTGGTGTTTCTGACCTTTTAAGTTTTATTACTGTTGCCATTATTTTTTACTTTTAGCTCTATTAATTTTTGCTTTAAATTTAATTTTATTAATTAATCTTTGTTTTGTTAATCGTCTATCTAATTCTATTCCAATTTTTCTACCAATTTTTTCTAATTCTTTTTTAGTTTTGTATTGTAAATCCTTAACTGATACTACTGTTGCTTTCGCTTTTGGTTTAGTGAAATCATATCCACTAGTTAACCAGTTAGATACTTTTTTGCACCAACCAAACATTAAAAGGATCCTCCGTCAATAGTTTCTACAGTTACCTCACCTGAACTAACTGCAAAGTTATCAGAATGGAAACTAGCAA